AGACCGGCAAGCCTTACGGAGCGTCCCATGCCTGACTCGTCGGCCACGTTGGGCGAAATGATCGATGATGTGATCCAAACCCTGAACGGGTACACGCAGCAGCAGGAGCAGGCGACGCATCTGCTGTCCAGCATCGATGCGGATGACTTGTCGTTCACGGTTGCGGACGGCACGGTGATTCGCCGCGGCCAGGTGGAGATTGATGGCGAACTGCTGTGGGTGCAGTCGGTGTCTGGTGGCACGGTGACGATCGCCCCGTATGGCCGGGGCTACCGTTCCACGGCGGCGGCGGCCCACGCGTCGGGTTCGCGGGTGGTGGTGCAGCCGATGTTTCCGCGGTCGTCGGTGCGCCGCGAAATCAACAACACGATTGCTGCGGTGTCGGATGATGTGTACGGCATCGCAGCCGCCACGATCACCTATGACGGGCCGACGATCGCCCACGATCTTCCGGCCGCAGACTTTCCCGGCATCGATGATGTGCTGGATGTGACGTGGCAAACGGAGTCGGTGACCGATGTGTGGCTGCCGGTGCGGCGCTACCGGTTCCGCCGCTTCGCCGACGTGTCGGCGTTTCCGTCGGGGAACGTGCTGGAACTGATGGATCCGATCATGCCGGGGGCTGAGGTTCGGGTGCTGTTCAAGCAGTCGGCGCAGCCGTTCGTGGCCGATGCGGACGAGTCCGACCAGTTGACGACCAGTACCTATCTGCCGGCGTCGTGCCGTGACCTTGTGGTTTTGGGTGCGGTGGCGTCTTTGGCGTGGGGTGTGGACTTGGGCCGGGTGTCTCAGGTGGGTCCGTCGCCGGACCAGTTGGATGAGTCTCGGCCTCCGGGCCAGTCGGCGGCTTTGGCCCGCCAGTTGTTTCAAAAGTTTCAGCTTCGCTTGGAGGCGGAGCGTAACAAGTTGCTGTCGGCTGTTCCGGCCGGTGTCCGCTATGAAAGGTGACGCCTGATGGCTCGCAGGTTCTACTCGTCTACGGCGGCTCCGACGACGTTGACGGGCCCGATCAATAACTCTGTGGGTTCGCTGGTGGTTGCGGCGACGACGGGGTTTCCGGGGTCGTTTCCGTACACGTTGATTGTGGATCCGGATACTGCTTCTGAGGAAGTGGTGGAGGTTACGGCGGCGTCGGGTACGACGTTGACGGTGGTGCGGGGCCGGGATGGCACGTCGGGCCAGTCGCACACGGCTGGTGCGGTGGTGAAGCATGGTGTGTCGGCTCGTGATTTTGATGAGCCGAACGCGCACATTCAGGAGGGTGACGGGGCGAATCCTCACGGCCTGCCGGATGAGGCGTGGGATGTGTCGGGTGCGTGGTCGTCGTGGACGCCGACGTGGGCGAATATGACGATCGGTAACGCGACGGTGGTGGGCCGGTTCAAGCAGGTCGGTAAGACGGTGGTGTGGAGTCTTTCGGTGACGATCGGTTCTACTACGTCGTTCACGTCAACGGGTGGAACGTTCACTTTGCCGGTGACGGCGGCGCGGGCGTCGGCCGGTGTCGGCTATTTGGCGATTGGTGGTGCGCCTGCGGCGTCGATGATTGCCGCGCTTTCCACGACGGTCGGCACTCCGTGGGGTGTGAGCGGCGAAGGTGCCGCGTTCGACACGGGGTCGGCGCCGGCGACTGGCACCGTGTACGCCTTTTCGGGCGTGTACGAGGCGGCCTAAGCCATGCCGACGTTCGACATTACTGATCCGGTCGTTGCCGACCTTGGGGTGCCGTCTGCTTCGTCGGCCACCTACACGGTGTCGGGTGTCGGGTACGACCATGCGATTGCGGGCTTGCCGTTCCTGGCCGCATCGTCTGACCGTTACCCGTATCAGCGGGGCCTTGTGGATCAGCGCCGTCAGCAGGTGGACACGTCGGATGAGCCGGGTGAGCAGTCGCTGGAAGGATGGTGGCTGCGGTCGCAATCCGATTTCACGGGCGGTGCCGGTACCCGCTTTTTGGAGCCGGTGTCGGACGAGTTTGTGGCCCGCTCGTTTCACACGTCGGTCGGTGTGGATGTGTGGACTGCGGGCGAGCTGTCCCTGTTGAACGATGTTGAGTCGTTGAAGACTTTGGGCTCGGGTGCGACCGGGTGTGCGGTGGTCGCCTCTGGCGGCACGGAGTACCTGTTTTCGTTGGACGGGTCGGGCGTGTATCGGGACGGTACGGCGGTGACGGGTTGGACGTCGGCCCCGACATCGATCGTGTCTGCCGGGTCACGCCTGCTGGCGTGCCACGCTTCGGGGATTGACGTTTTGGCGTCCCCGTTCACTACCCCGACGTCGCTGGTGACGGGTGCCGGGTCGGCCCCGTCGGCTTGGTGGGTGAAGCAGCGCATCATGGCTGCTATCGGTGCTTCCCTGTACGAGATTCCGCTGTCTGGCGGTGCGCTGCCTGCGGCGCTCTATACGCATCCGAACTCGGATTGGCGTTGGACTGCGGTAGTGGAAACGCCGTCGGCGATTCTGGCGGCCGGATATGCGGGTTCGCTGTCGGCGATCTACCGGTTCACGTTGGACGCTGATGGTGATTTGCCGGTGTTGTCGAAGGCGGTGACGGCGGCGGAGCTGCCGGCGGGGGAGACGATTCACGGCCTGTTCTACTACTTGGGTCTGTTGTGTATTGGGACGTCTCGTGGTGTGCGGGTGGGGCAGGTTGATGGTCAGGGCGGTTTGGTGTTTGGGCCGCTGTCTTATGGGTCGTCTGCTGCGGTGTCTGCGTTTGCTGGCAGGGATCGTTTTGTCTGGTTCGGGGTTGGTGACTCTCCGGGGTTGTTTGATTCCGGTGTGTCAGGTGCGGGGTTGGTTCGGCTGGATCTGTCTTCGACGGATGGGGCTGGGCGGTACGCCTGGGCCAATGATCTTCGCACGGCCCTGAGTGGGTCTGTGAGCGCCGTACAGGTGTTGGGTAATGGGAGGGTAGCCTTCACCGCTTCTGATGGCTCTACGGGCCGCCTGTGGCGCGAGACGGCTACTCCTGTGGCTGCGGGTGGCGAACTGACGACGGGCCTGGTGCGTTTCAACACCCTGGAACCCAAGGTGTTCCGAAATGTCCGAATCCGTGGGGATGTTGATGGCGGCACCGTCACCGTCTACCAGTGGGACGGCACCACCCGCGTCAGCCTCGCCACCCTCGACGGCGCCACCAACCTTGCCAACCTTCTAGAAACCGACCCCGAACCGACCGGGCAACTCGGCCTCACCCTCCGCCTCACCCCCGACGGATCCGACGCACCCACCCTCACCGGATGGCAGCTGCGGGCCCTGCCCGCCGTCGAACGATCCCAACTGATCGTCGTCCCCCTGATGTGTTTCGACCGGGAAACCGACCAGTTCGGCAACCTCACCGGCACCGAAGGGTCCGCACTCGCCCGCTACCGCGCCCTCGTGGATGCCGTAGGCGGCGGGCAGATCGTCACCTACCAAGACCTCAACACGGGGGAAAGGCACGCCGTACAAGTGGAAGACATCCAGTTCACGCAAACCGCATCGGCGAAGAACACCGAATCCGGGTTCGGGGGTTTCATTCAGGTTCGGATGCGGACGGTATGAGCGCCGAAGTGAAGGCCGCGTTGGGGGCTATCGCTCTCCCTGGGGATAGTAGCGACGCCGTGAGCGAGGTTCGCCGGCTGCTTGGCCTGCCCGAAGGCGGCTACGACGAGGCGTTGCGGATCCGGTGGCGTGGCTGGCTGGAAGCGGTCGGCTACGGGCCGTGCGACTACATCACGGCCGAGCATTTGGCGACGCTGCGCCGAGTTCGTAGGGGGGGATGAGCATGGATCCGGTGCGCGACCTGGAGCGTCGCATCGACCGCCTGGAATCCAAGGTGGACCTTGCCGATCAGGGCATCCGTGCCGACCTTGAGGCGATCCGCGCCGACATTGAACGCATCAAGGACGCCCACGAGGGGTTCGTGCCGCTGATCCGTTACATGCCGGTGGAGCGGGTCGTGTTCGGGCTGGTGGCGCTGGTGCTGATCGCTGTCACCACCGCCATCGTGTCGCTAGTGGTGAGGACGCCGTGAGTCGCCACCACCGCCGCGTCCGCGTCGTGTCCGCGCTGATCTGCGCCGCCATCGGCATCGTGTCCCTGCTGCTGCTGGGGCTGCTGTGGCCCTACTCGGCGGTGTCCTACCCGGACGGCAACGTCGGGACCGTTGAGCCCCCCACGGTGGGCCAGGGCGGGTCGATCACCGTCACTTACCCCCGGTTCTGCAACTCGGGGCAGGACGTCCTTATCGACCGCTGGGCCGACGTCCTGGTGGACGGTCAAGTGGTGGCCGCGTTCGCCCTGCCTGCCGTCGAGTTCTTCCCGACCAAGCCCCTCGGATGCGTGGGGCCGATTGAGCAGACCGTGAGCTTGCCGAACTACGTCGTGGGCGCACAGAACCAGGACACCACGTTCCGGCTCCGCCTGGTGACGACGTACAAGCCGAACCCGATCCGCACGGTGCGCGTGGAGTCGTTCACCGAGCCGTTCGTGATCCGCGCTAACTGAGACTCCCCCGGGGCGGCCCCGTTCCCCCGCCCCGGGGGCCTACATGGGAACGGACCAACCACCTTCGAAGGGAACGCTCATGCCTGCCTACGTCCGGTCATTCCTGACCACCCTCGCCGCGACCTTCCTGTCGCTGATCCCTGTCGCCGCCGTTCTGGAGGGCGACTTCACCTGGGCCGGTGCCGCGATCACGTCCGCCGTCGTCGCCGCGCTTCGTACCCTCCTGGCAGCCCTGGATCCGCAGATGCCGCTCTTTGGTGTCGGGTCCGGTGAGTTCGGGGACGAATGATGAGGCGCCTCCTGGCGCTGGTGGCGGCGCTGCTGCTGATCCCCGCCACCGCGCACGCCTCCACCGCCTACGCCTACGACGCCTCCGGTGTGAAGCGCGCCGCAGCGGTGGTCGTGTGGTGCGAAGACCCCGGACCGATCCAGGACTTCCTGTGGACCTCGGGCCCGCTGCCGGTGACGGGTTCGTTCGTTCCGTTCGTCGGGGGCACCGACTACGCCGACGACGGTGAGCCTGCCGACACGGTGGTCTGCCGCGCCTGGGCGGTCAGCAAGCACAACGTCAGCCTGGGCGTCGTCGCGGAGGTCACGCTATGACCACCTGGGGCGGGGTCCGCGTAGACCCCCGCACGTCGCTGATGCTGGACGAGGCCGACCGCCTCACCACCGCCACGATGCGCCCCACGCAGGGCTCCTACTCCACGTCCGTAGGGGCCTCGGCGGGGACGCACTCGGGGGGCGGCGCGGTGGACTTCTCCACCCGCGGCCTGAACGCCACGGAGAAGCTGAACCTCATCCGCGCCCTGCGCACGGTCGGGTTCGCCGCGTGGATCCGCCCCTACCGCGCCGGGGTGTGGGCTGAGCACATCCACGCCATCGCCATCCAGCCGGGAGGCCGGAACGACCGGGGGGTGCTGGCGCCCGTCGCGCATCGGCAGGTCCAGTCCTACTACGACGGCAGGGACGGGCTCGCTTCCAACTCCCCGGACCCGCACGCCTCCCTCGGCATCCGACCGCGCACCTTCGAGCAGTACCGCCGCGCCCGCTCCTTCCCGCTGCCCGAGGGTCACTCCTTCGGCACGCCGAAGTCGCGGACGGTCCACGACGGCACCGCGAACCCCGAGGACGCCAAGAACGTCCAGCGCATCCAGCAGCGGCTCCGCATCCAGCCCACGGGCAGGTTCGGCACCTACACCCGCGTCAAGGTCGCTAACTGGCAGCTGTGGAAGGGCATCCGGCCGACCGGCCGTGTCGGCGCTGAAACGTGGCGAAGGCTGGGGCTGTGACATGTTGCGGCTCGCCCTCACCATCGGGCCGCTGAGGATCACATTCTTTGAGATTGCGTCCGACGTAAATGATGACTACGCCGGCCCCGGTGCGTCATCGGACGTCAGCCTCGCCCCCGGGTTCGTCCCCCCGACCCCGTGGTGGGAAGACGAAGACTGACCTGCCCCGACGGGTCTTAGCGCCCAACCCGCGGTAAACCCCCCGCCGTCCAGCGTTCGGACATGCCCGGGACGGTCCACCACTTGCCCCCTGTTGCATGACGGCGGGTCGTGTTGTATGCTTGGCACGCCCTCCCAGCAAAGAAACCCCCCGCAGGCGCCTCGCGCCGCGGGGGGTTTCTTTTTGCGTTTACAGGATCGGGTTGCCGTCCGCATCCAGATCATGGACCTTGCGGCCCTGCTTCCCGCTGACCGTTGCGGCGCCGGCCAGTTCGATCAGCGGCTTCGCATGTTTGGGGCAAAGGTCCAGGCGGACACGGCCGGCTGGTGAGCCGATGGTGTAGGTGGCGACACCTTCGCGCTGATCGCACTTGTCGCACACCAGATGAACAACCCTCGCCATTGTCATCCTTCCGCCCTCCCAAGCTGCACCACATTGTCGGCGGCGAGGCTGGGGAACATTGGCTTGTCGGTGAACCGCCTGTCGCGGCTCTGCTTGTCCAAAGTGATGCCAATGTACCGCTCAGTCATGGTGGTGTGGGCGTGGTGAAGAAGTGTTTGCACAGTTCGTAGCGCCCCGTCATATCCCTCATGTACCAGTTCGTCGTAGACGGCGCGGGCCCCGGAACGTCGCAGGGTGTGCATCCCTTCGTGTTTGCCGACGGTGAATCCGGCGCCGTCGAGTGCGCGGCGCACCACCGAGTAGGGGCGGGAGATTCGGGCCAATGGGCGCAATCCGGCTCGCGGTTCGGAACGCACGAAATGTCCTTCCGTGTTGCGGATCATGGCGTGGCTGCTGCGCGACGGCAGCAGATACCACTCCGGCATCAGCCGCCCGGGAACACTTGCGGTGTAGTGGTTGAGCCAGCGGCGCAGCTCGGCGCCGAGTTCGCTACTGATCGGCATGGTGTCGATGTCGCGGGTCTTGTGGATGCGGACGGTGATCCGGCCGGCGTCAAGGTCGAGGTCGCGGATGCGGAGGTCTGTTGCTTCGGACTGCCTGAGCATGAGGAACAGGCCGACGGCGACGAGGGCCCGGTCGCGGGCATGGTTGCGTTCGGCTGCGTCGAGGACGGCACCGAACTTGTTGAGCGGCACCATGAGTCGTTCGGCGGGTGCGACGCGGCGGTAGCGTCGCCCGTCCAAAGGTGAGGGCCCTGCGGGGATGTGGCCGCGTGCCTGCGCCCATTTGATGTAGGCGGACAGGGTTGCTTGGTGGGTGTTGATGGCGCCGGGGCCGCAGGTGGTGGCGAGGTCGGCCATGAACGTGTCGATGGTGATTGCGTCGATGTGGCGGGAGTCCGCGAGGCCGGTCACTCGTTCCAGTCGGCGAAGGGTGTTTCGGTCGTTGCGGATGGTGTTTGCGGCGAACCCTTGGGCTTGCCGTGCGAGCAGGTATTCGTTGATGGAGTCTGCGAGTAGCGGCATGGTCGGCCCTTCCCGGGGGTGAACTATGGATCCAACACCGCAACGGTAACACACATCGCCACGCACACACCAACACCCCGTCTAACACCTTGGCTACAAGTTCGATCAGGCCCCAGATAGGGGCTGATCGGGGGTTTTCTAGTGGTGTTGCTTTATGGCTAGTTGTGTGCCACACTCTGTTTGTAAATGTTTCAACTCTTGGGAAAGGAAGTGATTGCGATGCCAGCCAAGCGCCTACCGCCGACGAGCTGGATCATCGCCAGACGCGACGAAGGCATGACCTGGGAACAGATCAAGGAAGCAGGGGCCCGCGAGTGGCAGGTGTACGCCACCGTCGCCGCCTACCAGATGGCCTACCGGCGAGGCGGCGGAGAACCCACCCGCCCCCGCTACACCATCGAACTGCCGTGGAAGGTCGCCGCACCCCACAACAACCAGTACGACGCCCACATGCTTCGCATCGCCGGCAGACTCCGCGAAGGCAACAAGGTCACCGCCGACGAACGCAAGCAGTTCGACTCGTGGGCCGCCCGCTTGAAGGCGGCCGGCGCCGTCGTCCACTACACCCCCGACCACGGATTCGTGTGGGTGAAAGCAAGACCCCGCAAGGACCGCGGCCTCATCCGCGAACCCGAACAAGTAGCCGCCTGAAACAAAAATCAGGCAGACACTAGAAAGCCCCGGCTCAATGCCGGGGCTTTCTTCCTTTGGAGGCCCTACCGAGGGTTCGGGCCTTCCCCCTGGGGGCGGCGCCCCAAGCGCCGCCTTCCCCTTCGTGCTGTGCTGGATTGCTTCGCCGTAATCGGCTTCGCGGTTCGCAGGAACTACGGGCCATATCCTATTCTCGCTGTCAAACCAACACGCAACACATGTCCACATAGTGAGACATCTTCGTTGGGGGCGACACGCCGACTGTGCCCTCTTGACACAATCCAACACCCCGCCGTAAAGTCCCGGTCAAGAACAAACCAAACGGGAGGGAACACCGTGACCGACGACCGGCTCACCATCGTCCACGACGACGAGAAGCTGACCATCCTCGCCGAAGAAGACGGCACCCTGTACGTCGCACTCAACGCCGAACTCGCCCAAGACCTCGCCGCCTCCGAAGTCATCGAAGGCCGACACTGGGTCACCATCGAACCCGATGCCGTACAACTGCGGGAGGCACAGTGAGCGCCCCCGACGCGGCCCGCCACGCGGTAGCCGCGTTCTGCTGCAACCTTTTCGACCCGACCCACATGTGGGATGATGACCTCATCGATGAGGAAACCGTCTCCCACTGGATTGAGGTCGCTGATGCGATCCTTGCCACCATCCAACACGCCCAGGAGGCCGACGATGAGTGACCGCCCGCTGCGGAAAGGCGACCGCGTGACGGCGACCGGGACCGTGGCCGGCATTGCCGACATCGAGGACGGCCAGGTGGAGATTCGATGGGACAACGCCTCGGATTCGTGGGCCGAGGAAGTCTCCGCCCTCACCCTGATCGAGCCCCCCGAGCCGCCTGTCGGTTCCGTTGTCGTCAAGGACGGCACGGCGTGGATCCGCTGGAACACGGGCATCGGCGCCCATTGGCGCAACGAACACGGCGACCAGGATCTGTGGGCCAACCTCAGCGACGGCGAAGTGATCCACACCCCCGGCGGTGGAGTATGACCACCGCCCCCGCCCACCGCTCCTGGTCCCAAATCCACACCTACCAAAGCTGCCCGAAGTCTTACCAGCTGACCCGCATCCTTCGCGCACCCGAAACGCCCGCCTGGTATCTGGCCGGCGGAAGCGCACTCCACGACGTCATCGAACACATCAGCATCCGCATGTGGCATGGCGAAAACCCCTACGGGGCGAACCTGCTGGAAGAGTGGAACCTAGCCCTAGACCAGCAGATCGAACGGCTGGAAACCGAAACGGGTGTGCCGCAGGCGGAGTGGCGGCGCGGCGGCCGCGCCACGAAGGACAAGCCGAACAAGGAAGACGGTGTTTGGTGGCGGTCCGACGGCTACCGGCAACTCGGCGGCTACATCGACTGGCTCACCCAAGCCTACGCGGACGGTGTACGGATCTTCGATGACAAGGCGGGGCCGTGGGTTGAGCGCGGCGTCAACATCAGCATCGGCAACGTGCCCGTCAAAATGTTCCTTGATCTGGTGGTGGTTCTACCGGGTGGGGAACTGATGGTGATTGACCACAAGTCGGGGTCGCGCACCCCGCTCCCCGGCCAGTTGCGTCTGTACGCCTACGGGATGGATGCGGCCGACCAGCCGCGCCCGTCGCTTGGCGCGTATTTCATGACGCGGACGGGGGAGTTGTCTGCGCCGTGGTCGCTGCCCGCCGACTATGACCCGGTGTTGGATGATCTGTTTATCAATGTGGATGGCGCGATCCGCGCCCAAGTGTTTCCGCCGCATCTTGGCACCCACTGTGGGTCGTGCGGTGTGGCCCAGTTTTGTGCCGCCTATGGCGGTGCGAAGGCAGACGAGTACGACCCCATCCTCACAGACCGGAAGGCGTGATATCGCATGACCGAAGCACGATTCAGTTACACGACGAAGATCCGCGGCGACCTGCTCACCGTCCGCGGCGACAGCGCACAGGAGTTCAAGAACAACCTTGATGCGTTCCTGTTCAACAACGACATCCTGGATCAGATCAACAACGTTCACGAGGTTGCACAGACCTACGGCAACGCTGCTGCTGCCCCGGCTGCGGCGCCGACGGTGACGGTGGATCAGGCCGCCGCCACGGTGGCTGCCGCATTCAACGCCGCCGCACCGGCCGCCCCCGCTGCTCCGCCTGCGGCCGGCCCGCAGGCCGTGGAACAGCAGACCGACAAGTGGGGCAAGCTCTACACCAAGGGCCTTCCGAACGCGCCCGTCGTCCCCAACGGTCCGATGCTGCTGCTTGAAGCCAAGTCCAAGGCGGGCAAGCCGTACAAGTGCTGGGTTGACCCGCTGGAAGGCCCCTGGCCTGTCCGCAAGGTCACCGAGAAGGCCGACCGTCAGTGGATCGACTCGTGAACACCGGGAGGGTGATCGCCAGCCGAGAGGATGCGATCAACCCTGTAGTCGAGTTGGCGTGGCGCTGCTCATCCCACTCGTGCGGCCGTGCACCCGCCGAACTGGTGGTCATGCTGGACGGCTCAGAGACGGAGTGCCGGCACGGTGGGCCGTGGATGGCGTGCGGTAAGCACGCCGCCACCCTGGCTGCCGGGTTGCACAACTGTCTGATGTGCGGTGAACAGTTGCGCGTCGTATCCACGGCAGGCGCCTGATGAGGGTGGACGCGCTTTGGGCGCGCGCCCTGATCGCCGTTGTGGCGTGGTTCGTGTCGGCGTTTGCTTTTGCTGGCCTGGTGGCTGCGTTCGTGCCTGACTCGTGGGCGACGGTTTCGTTCCTCGCAGCCCTGGCCTACGGTTCCGCGACCTATCTGGTGGCGTTCTTTTGGGTGGACCGATGACGCCGGCGGAGGCGGCGATGGAGATTGCATTCGGCGACCGCCCATTCGTCCTCATCCTCGGCGAATCATCCCTCGACCTTGGCGAAGGCCGCCACCTAGTCGCATTCCAGCAGTACACCACCCGCGGCATGGACATGAACCAAGTCGCCGACCTGCTCACCGGATGCCTCAACAGTGTGAAGGAAGGAGGCGAAAGTGTCGAAGATCCATCCTGAAATCCGTCGCGTACTGCCCGAGCTGTGCGACCTGGTGCGGAAGCATGTTCCGAACCGGCCCGACGTGTACGGCATCCTCGCCGAAACCTTCAACTGTCACCCGTCGCTGGTGCAGCAGTATGTGTTGGCGGAGCGGCGCCGCAGGCGGACGGAGGCGGCGTAGATGCGGCGACTCAGCCAATCGTTGGCGTTGGCCGAGTCGATGGGTCAGCCGCTACCGGCGTTCAACACGAAACTGGAAAACGCCCGCGTCGTCCCACGCCGCGGCTGGACCCATCTGCTGGTCGGGCAACCGGGCGCCGGAAAGTCACTGTTCGCGCTGCACTACGTTGTGCATCAGAACATTCCGACGCTGTACTTTTCCGCCGACACCGATGAGCAAACCATGTCGTACCGTGCCGCCGCCATGCTGACCGGTGACAAGGTGGATCAGGTGGAGCGGGCCTGCCTCAACGGCGGCTCCCCGTACTATGAGGAAGTGTTGGACCGGCTGGGCAATGTTCGGTTCGTGTTCGACTCGGCCCCATCCCTGGACGACATCGATCTGGAAATCGGTGCGTTTGAGGAAGCGTGGGGCTGCCCCCCCGATCTGATCGTGGTGGACAACTTGATGAACGTGCTGGCCGAACACGACAACGAGTTCGCCGGTATGCGGATGGTGATGCAGGCTGTTCACCACATGTCGCGGGTGACGCAGGCCGCCATGTTCGTTTTGCATCACACGTCGGAGGCTGCCGGTTCCCCGCACGATCCGCCCGCCCGCCGCGACATTCAGGGGAAGGTGTCGCAGCTGCCGGAACTGATTTTGGGGATGGCCGCTAACTCGTTCACCGGGGAGTACAAGGTTGCGTGTTTGAAGAACCGTTCGGGCCCGTATGACCCGACCGGTAATACGTATGAGGTTTTGTATGCGGACTTTTCACGCATGTCGATTCACGAGTCGATGGGTGAAGTGATCGGCCAGCAGGACTGGCCGTGAAGGGGAGGGTTTGATGGCTGAGTATGAGTGGCCCCGGAACGTGTTTCGTGAGCCGAAGCCGCCGACGGTGTTGGATGATGCCGCGTCGGTGGTGGACGGGGACCGTAACCATTTCTACGGGCATCCGGCAGAGAATCATGGATGTACGGCGGAGTTGTGGACGGCGTATCTGCGTCGCCGGTTCGGTGCCGACATTCCGGCTTTGGATGTGCGGGCGGTTGCGATGCTGAATGTGTTGCAGAAGATCAGTCGGGATGCGAACCGTCCGAAGCGTGACAACCTTGTGGATATTGCGGGGTATGTGCGGAACATTGAGCAGGCCGACGGTCATGCCTGAAACCCAAGACCCGACAACAACGTGGATCGGTGAGGCATACAAGGAATGGGTCAATCAGTGGGCCGATCAGTACCGCCACTTCGATTGGATGATGGATCAGGCGGAGCGCCGCAGGCGCGGCCTCACCGAAGCACAGTGGCAGGTGGAA